GTATCAGGGCGAGATGATCCCCCGAGCGGAATATGAGCGGATCATCGCTGAGAAGAATGCGCACGCGGCTCAAGGCGATATAGCATCATGTGGTTTAAATGGCGAAAACAACGAGCAATCGGAAAACTGCGGTCAGAATGAGGCGCCAGAGGTGGCGCAAGAGTCCGTATCGGACGAGTATGTTCTCCCCCAGGATCAGGTGGGGGCTGGTCGGAAGGCCCGGGATCGCCCGGTTGAGGCGATCTACTCCGAAAGGAAGGTGGATTTGGCTGTTCCGGTTGAAGGGATTTTAAATGGTGAGCCAAGCAAAACGCCCGAGGTGGCGCAGAAGTCCGTGGCGGTGGGAGAAATGGGTTGTACTGTCGATTGCTCCGGTGCGAGGGCGCCGGATGGGGGACCGGATGGAGGGGTCGCGGAGCCTGCGAACGATCTGGATCCTCAGAGCGGCACGGAAACTCGGGTACCCCCGCCTACCATAGTCCCTATCATCCCCGAGGCCCTGCAGGGCTGCCGGTTCATCCTGGTGAAGGCTCGGGACAAGCCCGCGATCGAGAAGGGCTGGCAGACGGCCGCGAACTATACGTATGACGATCCTCGGCTCCTGCAGCATATCGAGCGCGGCGGGAACTACGGCGTGATGCCGGCGGGGGGAGTCTGTATCCTCGATGCGGACAAGACCGACCGGCTCATGGAGTTAGGGGTCCTCGACCGGCTGTTCGAGACCCTCGTCGTCCGGACCGGGAGGAAGGATGGGTTCGGTTCGCACTTCTACGTCAGGTGTCCGGACGCCCCGGCAGAGAAGCACATCCTCCGCGACCCCGAGACCCGGAAGGACCTCGGCGACCTGCGCGGGAGCGATCACCCGTCGTTCTGCGTGGGGCCGGGGTGCATCCATCCGTCCGGCGGCCGCTACGAGGTCGTGAACGATGTGCCGCTGCTGGAGATCTCGTGGGCGGAGCTGAAGGCCCTGGTCGTCGACCCGTGCACCCCCCCGCAGCGAGAGGTTACGGTTCCCCGCATCCCCCGGACGCCCCGGAGCATTACGATCTCGGACGCGCTCGACCTGCGGGTGACGGACTTCTTGATGCCCCTGAACCCGACCGTCCGAGATACTGGGGAGATCGAAGGGGTGCACCCTATACACGGCTCCGAGACGGGCACGAACCTGACGATATCGGCCGATAATCAAGAGTGGTGGTGTCGCCGGCACGAGACGGGGGGCGGTCCGTTGGAGGCGCTCGCGGTCGCCGAGAAGATCATCGATTGCGCGGATGCCCGGGCGGGATGCCTGCAGGGCCACTGGGCTGAGATCTTCGAGGCCCTGAAGGCTCACGGGTATGCGGAGCAGCTGAAAGAGTGGGAGTGGGAGACGGGGAAGCGTGAGGTCTTGATCGACGCCGTCGCGGGCGCCGAGGACTCTGAGCCGGCGCCGGCCGAGGTCCTCCGCCCGACGATCGTCTTGACTGGTCGGCACATGCACGAGGTGACGGAGGACGCGATCCGGGCGATCAGTGAGGCGAACGATCCGCCGATATTATTTCACCGGGCCGGCGCACCTGTGCGGGTCTGCCGGGACGAGCAGGACCGGGCAAAGATCCAGTCGCTCACCGAGCACGCGCTCCGCGGGGTTATGGACCGGGTTGCGGTCTGGCTCTCGATCAAGATGATGAAAGAAGGGGGATTTAAAGAGATCCCGGAGTATCCTCCGATCTCGATTGTCCGCGATATCCTCGGTCAACCTTCCGATGAATGGCGGCTCCCTCCCCTTGTCGGGATTGCGACGTCTCCGATCTTGCACCTGGACGGCACGATCCACGCGACCGTAGGGTACGACGAGGTGACGCGGATGTACCTCATGCCGGAGCCCGGGTTCATGCTCGCCCCGGTGCCCGACGATCCGACACACGATGAGGTTGAGGCCGCGAAGGACTTGATTCTGGAGATCTTCTGGGACTTTCCGTTCGTGGATGAGGCCAGCCGGTGGAACGCGGTCGGGGCATTCTTGACCGGGGTGTTCCGTCCGATCATCGACGGCCCGTGCCCGTGCTGGCTGCTCACAAAGCCGCAGGCCGGGTCGGGCGCGTCACTGATGCAGAACGCGGTGTATATGGCGATCACGGGGGTGACTCCGCCGGCGAGCGTGACCCCGAAGACGAAGGAGGAGTGGAGTAAGCGGATCATGTCAATCCTGCGCGGCGGGTCGCCCCTCCATATCTGGGATAACCTCGAAGGAAGTCTCAAGTCGGATGTCCTGGCGTCGCTCCTGACGGCCCGGGAATGGAGCGATCGTATCCTCGGCGTCACAGAGGACGCAGCACTGCCGGCCCGGACCGTCTGGTTCGGCAACGGGAACAATGTGCAGATCGGGGGGGACCTCGCTCGCCGGGTGATCCTCTCACGCATCGACGCCGAGGTGGCTATGCCGTGGCTCCGGGAGGACTTCCGACACCCGGACCTGATACTGTGGGTCCGGGAGAACCGGGGTCGCCTGATCGCCGCTGCGTTGACGCTCGGTCTTGCCTGGGTGAGGGCCGGGTGTCCGGAGCCGGAGAAGGTGTCTCCCCTCGGCGGGTTCGAGGGGTGGCGGCATGTCGTCGGGGGGGTCCTGGAGTATGCGGGCGCGACTGAGTTCATGGCGAACGCGATGGATGTCTTCGTCGAGGGAGACTCGGACCTCCGCCAGTGGGAGGGGTTCTTGTCTGCGGTGTTCGACGAGTTTGGCTCGAACCCATGGACGGTCTCCGACCTTAAGGTTCGGCTCGACCGGGAGGTGAAAGAGGTGACTTCGTTCCGGACCCTGATCCACGAGACGCTGCCGGACGATATCTCCGACGCCTTCGCGGACCCGCACAGGTCCTTCTCGAAGGTATGCGGCAAGGCCCTCGCGCGACAGGAGGGGAGGAGGTTCCCATCCGGGCTCATGCTCCACCGGGGGAAGACTGTGCAGCGGGCTACCCAGTGGGTGATCGTGCAGACGAAAGGCGAAGATCAGGTGCTCACAGATGGAGGTGAGGGGAAATGAAACTCACAAAAATTTTACCGGGAAACAAACTCACCAAACTCACAAACTCACTACGACGAAATAGCGACGCGGAACACACCCGAAAACAAACTCACCAAACTCACAAACTCACGGATAATTTAGACAGAAACAAACTCACCAAACTCACTCCAAAAATGAAACTCACTTATTTTTTAGCCGAGTCCCGGTGCCGGATTGAGGAGATACCTCATTATATGAGATATCTCTTTTTCTCTAGTGAGTTTGTGAGTTTAGAGTGGGTAGTAACGTGTGAAGAAAAAATAGGAGGCGCATATATACAGTACAGGAACCGCCCACGGCAAACTCACCAAACTCACAAACTCACTTTGCTGCAGGGGGCGGTCTGAGTGGTGGCCACTACTCCCGCCTCCCGCAAGGCTAAGGGCAGGCGGTTCCAGCAGGCGGTCCGGCAGGACCTGATCGAGCGGCTCGGGGTCCCGGAAGGCGACGTCCTCTCGACGGCGATGGGACAGTCCGGGTGCGACCTCTACCTCTCGCCGGCTGCCCGGGACAGGTTTCCGTACGGGGTCGAGTGCAAGCACCAGGAAGCGATCGCGCTCCCGGCGTGGTGGCGACAATGCACCGCGAACGCCGAGAAGGAAGGGTTAACTCCACTCCTCTTGATTAAGCGCAACCGGGAGGAGCCGCTCGCGGTCCTGCAGTGGTCGGACCTGATCCGACTGATACGGGAGATCCGGGAACGGTATGGTTTCGTCGATGATCATCGATGGCAGAACCTCGCTGAAGGGCTGACGGGGGGCCGGCCATGAGGCGCGTATCTGTTGGGCTCGTCCTCCATGTAGAGGACGATATCGCTGCAAACCACGAGGCTCTGATCACATACCTCGAATCGCACATCTTCGATGATGGGCTCATAGGGTCCATCGTCACGACCGCAGACATCACCGATCGGGTCGAGGCACGACTGGAAGAGATGCGAAGGAGGCGGTCCTGATGTCGTGCGCAGACAAAATCCCCTCTGACCTCGCCAAGATGCTCGCAGAGGCAGAACGGCGACTCTATAGCCCCCATATATCTCGTGACGAGATCCTCGTCATACTCCCCGAAGACGTCCGGAGGAATCTCGCGGAACTCGATCAGGCCGAAAAGAGGTTACGGGCCTTACAGGAACGATATAAATCAGAGGGTGCGGATTGCACATCTGCGCCTGCGCGGATGGGATGGCGGCAACCTCGAAAACGGAGGCGGTCACCATGACCCGGATCATCCGCGTCGACCTCTGCGACGAGTGCCCGCACGCCGTCGGCTCCCGGAGTTGCCGGGCCACCACCTGGTGCGACGAAGGGGGCATCATCCGGACGCGCAAGTTCACCGACCACCCTCTCATCCCCGACTGGTGCCCGCTGGAGCGGGACGGTCCGGACTGGGAACCGCCGGCGAAGGAGGGGCGGCAATGACCCCGCCGCCCGGCAACATCCGCCCCGACGGCCGCGGCGGGCTCCGCGTGATCATCGAGGAGGTCGAGCACTGGTTAGCCCCTGTTGACGCCGCCCGCCTCCTCCAGGAGAACGCCTTTGTCTTCCTCTACGACCCGGACCCGGCGCCCCTGCTCCGGTGCGAGCCGCGCCGCCGGACCGGTCACGTCTTCCCCTCCAACCCCGCCGGCACCGAGACCCCACACCTCCTGATCACAGTCTACCCGGACCGGCGATACCTCGCCCTTACCGCCGAGGTGCGCGAAGTCCGGGGAGGGACGAGGGATATCTGCAAAGTAGTTTCCGCCCTTAAAGGTGAGGCCCATGTCGGAGCATGAGGTCTCGCGCAAGGTCCACCAGCGCCTCGACGAGGACGTGGTCAGGCAGTTGCACGCCCTCCGGGTCCGGTGGAATTACCGAATGTCTATATCTGATGTGATCCGAAGACTGATGCAGGAACGAGAAGGATGAGGCTTTGGACTGACGGGGGGTTCCGGGCATCTCTCTCGGAGAGAGAGCGGGAACAGTATGATGAGCTGTACGATCAAAGCACGTCGGCCGCCTTCGATCGACTCGGTGCGGCGTTCGACGACCTGATCGCGTCGATTGCAGAAGCCTACTCGATAGGTCGATGGTGCGATCGGCTGGAGGCACTCCTCACGAGGATTCGTAAACTGGTGCAGGAGCGAGACGGATGAACGATATTGCAGCAATCGCCGGGATCGTATTCGCGTTCTGGTTCGGCATGGCGCTCGGCTATTTGATACACTGCCGCCAGTAACAGCACGTACCGCACATGCCACCTGTGCCACACATGCCATTTTAACCCCCCTTTTTCACAACAGGGCGCGAATACTCCAGCAATCCAATTTGGAGTGCACCCAAATGATAGAATCCCTCTCACCCGAACAGATCGCCGCGATCATCGCCGCACTCGTCGCGCTGATCAACGCAATTGTCGCCGTCCTCAAGAACAATGAGGCAAAGGCGAACGCCAAGGAGAAGGAAGACGTCACCCGATTCTACGATCAGGACAACGTCGACCCTGTCCCGCCTGACGTCATCGAACAGCTCCCGCCGCACACCTACACCATGAGCGACGCCACCCGGTCCTTCGTGCTCTCCGGCCTCTCGCCCGAAGATCGCCTCGACGTCACCGCACAAATCGCCGCCGCCGAAGCCTCCAGAAGGACCGTCTACTATGTAACTCACGCGAAAGGCTGGTACCGGATCGAGTACGGCGCCCTGACCGGTGGTGGGGACGGCCGGGTCCCGGAGTGAGGTCCATGCCTCACTTCACCCTCTTCTTCAAGACCGCCGCCCTCCGCGATCGCCTCGCACCGCGCCTCGCTGAGATCCCCGCCTGCTTCTCGTTCGACATTCAGACGGGGGTGCCGCCGACCCTCGTTATCTCAGAGACAGACCCTCTCTGGCAGGGCTTCCCGTTCCCGGTCCACGCGGGCGACGTCTACGTATTCGACGACGCTATCCCCGCCCGAGCCGTGGGCGGCGCCTGCACCATGCGGGCAGCGATCCGTGTCTGCCCAGGAGACGACATCGAGACCCTCGTGCTCCGCCTCTGGCACGAACTCCTGCACGCGGTCGGACAGCCTGCGGACGACATGCACCAGCTCCGGGACGAGTGGCAGACGCCCTTTGACCGGCTCGTGTGGTGGCTGTGGCCTTACCTCGTCGGGTACAACTACGACGTCCCGTACTGGCACCGCAAGTTCTACCACTGGCTGACGACCCGGGCGGCTCTGGGAGGCGCCTGAGCAATGGGAGCGCCCTCGAAGTATCCGGCCGACGCCCCGGCCCGGCTCCGCGACCTGGCGGAGGCGCACCAAGACGGTCTGACCGACGAAGAGGTCGCGGCGTACTTCGGGGTGCAGGACCGGACCGTCCGCAACTGGGGCAAGAAGCACCCGGAGTTCCTGCAGGCGCTCATCGAGGTCCGGGCGGTCGTCGACCAGGAGGTCGAGCGCTCACTCTTCCGCCGGGCCGTCGGCTACCTGGTCCCGGACAAGAAGGTGATCAAGGACGGTGATGGGAACATCATCCGAACCGAGACCACGACGAAAGAAGTCCTGCCGGACGTGACCGCGCAGATCTTCTGGCTGAAGAACCGGAAGCCGCGGGTCTGGCGGGACAAACAAGATATCGAGCACAGCGGCACGACTCGGGTCGTCATCGTTGACGATATCAAGCCAAACAGTGAGTCGACAGAATGACTGTCGCGCTCTCCTCCCTAATCTCGCCGGGGTTCCACGACCTGCACCTCGACATCAAGACGGGGCTCCACGACGAATACTGGCTGAAAGGGGGGCGCGGCAGCACCAAATCGACCTTTGCGAGTACAGAGATCATCCTCGGTATGATCGACGACCCGGAAGCGAACGCGGTCACGTTCCGGCGATACTCAAACGAACTCCGCGACACCGTCTACGGGCAGTTCGAGTGGACGATCAACCGGCTCGGTCTCGCAGAGCAGTTCCGGTTTCAGTATGCCCCCATGCAGATTGTCTTTGAGGAGACCGGGCAGAAGATCGTCTTCAAGGGCGCCGACAATCCTCAAAAACTGAAGTCAGTCAACCTCGGCAAAGGCTACGTCAAGTATGCTTGGTTTGAGGAGGTCGATCAGTTCGCCGGGATGCCGGAGATCCGGAATATCATCCAGTCGCTCTTCCGCGGCGAAGACCATCGCCGGATTTCGATCTTCTCCTACAACCCGCCGCGATCCGGCAGATCATGGGTGAACCAGGAAGTCCGGGTCGCAAAGCCGGGCCGGCTTGTACATCACTCGACATACCTCGACGTCCCTCTAGAATGGCTCGGCGATCGATTCATCCAGGAGGCCGAGCACCTCAAGCAGACAAATCCCGTCGCCTATGAGCACGAGTATCTCGGGCATGAAGTCGGGACCGGACTGGAGATTTTCAACAACCTCGACATCCGGACAATCGCCGTCGAAGAGATTCGAGGGTTCGACCGCATCCGGCAAGGGCTCGACTTCGGGTTCTCCATCCATCCCGCAGCGTTCAACCGGATGCACTACGATCGCACACGGCAGCGCCTCTACATCTTCGCCGAGGAGGGCGGGGTTGGCTTGGGCAACGCAGAACTGTGGCGCAGACTCGCCCCGTATAACGACGTCGTCACCACCGCCGACTCTGCCGAACCGAAATCAATCAGCGAACTGAAAGGACTCGGTATGTGGGTTCGTGGCGCGAAGAAAGGACCCGACAGCGTCAGGTTCGGCATCCGGAAGCTCCAGGACCTCGACGCCATCATCATCGACCCGGTCCGGTGTCCTCGTGCCGCACATGAGTTTCAGAATTACGCGCACGAACGCCTGCGGACGGGCGAAGTGCGGGATGACTACCCGGACAAAGACAACCACTCCATCGACGGCGTCAGGTATGCTCTGGAAGATGACTTTGCGTCACAGGGGTCCACTCGTATTCCGAAAGAATGGCTCTCGTTCGGAGGGCGGGCGTGACCCTCGCCGGATGGCTCTCCCTGG